CAGTGTTGGCGTTGGTAGTCAACTGGTCATAAGTTGCCAAGCTGTGCAGACCGCTGGTAGAACCAGTGCCAGAAGAGCCAAAAGCAGCAGTAGAGCAAGTGCCACCAGTGTAGGTTGCATTTGCACCAGCGTACTGGTCAAGACCACGCAAACCAGCAGTACCACCGTATGTATTAGGTGTGTCGGTTTGGTCGTTGTTTTGAATCATGGATTGGGCTTCGACTTGAGCGAATTCCATCAGCATGTCATCAACCACGTTGGCTTCCAAGCCATCGATGTCATCCAAAGCGGCGGTACGGATTGGGAACTGAGTGTTCACATCTTGCAAAACCAATTGCCAGATAGTTGTGTTTTCAGTTGTAGGTGTACCGTTGTTCTGGATTGGGTAGCCCCAAGTAGCACCAGCATTACCTGTTTTCACACGGAACTGATAGCTAGAGCCGTCAGTAGCAACAGTGCGAGACAGACCGCGCATTGGGTTAGCCAAACGCAGAGCAGCAAACACGGGGTCATAAGCAGTACGACCACCTTTGCCATCGCCGCCACCTGTCAGAGCCGAGGCTTCTTTCATGTAGGCTTCGTATTGGCTTTCGTCAGCAAACATCTTCAGTTCGGTCTCAACACGGCCACCGTTCTTGTGGAAGGTAGACAGTTGTTCTTTGACGGAACGGTTCACATCGCCGCGCACAGTCTTGGCGGGAGCTTTGATGATTGCAGGGGCTTGCACAGATGCAACTTTGGCTTCCAAAGCGGCAACCATCTCTTGCATTTCAGCTTTGACGGCTTCAATAGCAGGGTTGATTTTGGCTTCAACAGCAGCAACGGCATCGGCTTGTTTAGCTTCGATGGCGTCCAATTTTTCGAGAATAACTTGGGACATGATTTAACCTTTAAGGCGTTGGTCAAGGAGTTTAAGAAGTTCACGTTGCTCAAGAGCCGCGAGAATTTCAGCTTCGGTTGCCTCCGCATCAGAATCACTCTGAGTTGGCGCAGTTTCAATCGGCTTTACAACAGCATCACGCTGTTCAATTACCGACTTGAATACAGATGCGGCGGCAACCGACATCTGCTTGGAGAGTCCTGCATCCCGCAGTGCTTCTTCCAATACTTTCAAATCAGCAGAGCCATCTTCCCGGAAATATTCCAGTTTCTTGACTTCTGCCGCAGGATTATTTGGGTACATGACAATACTGGTTTCCCGTAGGCCACCTTTGGTGATTTGGAAATAGCCGTCTTCATAAGGGTCGCTTGAGCCAACAGTCATTGGACTGCCATCTTCTTTAACCCACTGATATTCTTCTGCATAAGCGCCAACAGAAACTCCACCAAACATGGATGGAGATTCGCACATCACTTGATACAGGTCAGAACCTTGAGTGGTATTAAGATACAGACGGCCAGATGCGTTCATGCCTGTATCGTCCATCTCAAACTGAGTCCATTCGCCAACAGGCACGGCATCAGCATTGTGATTTACAAACATGGGAAGTGGACGGCCAGATTCAGCAAAAGAACCAGCCCAATCCATAAAGCCTTCTGGTGTGTAGAAGAACTTGCGGCCATCAGCGCCTTCACGCGCACCCCAAGTAGTGATACGGGCTTCGATTTTGCCAGTGGGTTCACCGCTTGCGGATTTCTCCGTAAGGTTGAGTTTGGCTTCGCATACAAGATGGATTTGTTTCATTTATTGCCCCTAAAGCAATTGATTGGTCATTGTCTTGTATTTTAGGGGGTCGCCCTTCAATAAAAGGCAACTTTATTTTAGGTCGTTTGACCTGTTTTGCCAATGCTAACAGATATTTTGTATCTGGTGTCATTTTATCAGGTCTTGCCGATATTCATTTTCCGCTTCTGACTACCGCCACCACCACCAGTATCTTGAGGTGATGTTCCAGTAATTGCATCTGCGGGTTTTGCATCTTTTACCAATTCATCGCCGCCATCAATGTTGGCCCGACCCAAATATTCACGGGCTTCATTGGGAGTCAGGATGCCATTGGTAACGCCTTGAACGGCAAAATTCATCTGGTCTAAAGGAGCGCCCTTTAGGAAATCCTTGGTATCAAACTCCACTTTCAATGATGGATAACCCTGCAACAAATGCTGTTGCAACTTCTCTTGGATGTTGACCAGCATAGGGTACATGGCTGTCTTGTAGAATTCGTCCACCACAGTCTGAGTATTGTTGTACTTTTGGTCATGGATGCCAATCATGCTTGGCGGGACACCGAACAGACCGCAAATACGCTTCATGGTTTGCTCTTTAAGTGCCGCAGCATCAGCATCTTGCAAAGTCAGCATGGTCAATGGCGTGTACTTCATGCCTTGGTCAAGCAACATGGACTGACCGGGCTTGGATGGGTCAGCCTGACGGGAACCTGTCATGTTGTTCCATGTTTCCTTCAGACGAGCCGCGATTTCCTTGAACTTGCCATCAGGAATGACCGCATCAGTTGTAAACATGCCAGAAGGCTTCGCACCGTTCTGCATGACGTAGTTTGCGTACAGGTCGATGTCTTGGTCAAGGGCAACCAGTTCAGTTGCCAAAATGCCCTTGTTGAAACCAGCCGAACCTTGCCATGCCGCTTCTTTAACGTGCATGATTTGGTGGGCCTTTAATGGCTCATCCCGCGAAAAGCCGTAGCTTGGTGTGGATAAGCGGTAAGACGGGTATCGCGTAGGCGTAATGGTCACAGCAATCAAGGTGCTGTCCATGATGTACATCTCCAATGGGGTTTCCATTGAATTGTTCTGGTCTTTTCTCCACCACAGGGTAAAGGCTTCACCAGACAGTTCCAGCCACATCAGCCACTGATACCAAAACTCGTACTTGCTCTGAAAGTTGTTTGGTTGCGCCAGCAGTTTGGCAACTTGCTTGGCCTTGGCCTTATCCCGCGCACCAACACCAGTTCCAGTGACAGCATTTTCGTATTTGCCGTCATCCATCTCGCACATGATGTTGATTTTGAGTTGGGCTAAAGCACGGGCTTTAACGCCAATACAGGACATGATAGTGCTGTTTCGCGTCAGAACCGACATGTCCACCGGACGGCCAGCATTGGTCGTGCTGGCAGTGGTGACGTACAGAATCTGAGTGTTTACATTGGGGACTTTATTGTTGCCTTGGAAAACAATGTTGTTACCCAAAGCCGTTTGGCCGAATAATGTGTTGCTTTCATTAGGGCCTTTTTTGCCCTTGAAAATATCAAACATTCCCATGATTCACTCCTATTTTTCCATACTTTACCACTCTAGCGACCTAAAGCCAAATGATTCTCCCACAAATGCGTTATCTAAATGACAGTGCAAAGCCATAATCATGGAAATAATCCCGTCCACCTTGGCAGATGGGTCGGATTCATTCTTGCGAATCTTCACGTTTGAATTAACATCGGTGTAAATTTCGCAGTTTCCAAGCTGCCAACCAAGAAAAGGATTGCCGTCATGCTTGATGGCCTTCTTCAAAATTAACTGTTCGGCGGTCTTCGATGGGTTTGATAGGACTGCCATGCCCTGACCCACCTTTTTAACAGGAAGCCCGATGCCGTAAAGGTTAGCCACCAAAGCGGCAGCGTTATACGGGTCAAAACCGATTTCTTTGACATCATGTTCCTTACATTCATTCTGGATGTAATTCTCAATTTCAACCATGTCAGTCACGTTACCTTGCGTGAGCTTCAATATCCCGCTGGCTTGAGCCTGAAGGTAAATTGGCTTGTAATGATTTGGCACAAAGTCCAAAGACTCTTCCGGTAGAAAGAATTGGAACTTGGCATAGAAATCTTCTTCGTTGTACCTGTGCAATGTGCAGACAGCGTTCAAGTCTCGACTGTGAGCCAAGTCAAACGCCATGAATGTAGACTCAGGTTTGTCAGTAGGCATAGGCCCAACCGACTCATCCCAAAAGCGCCTGTCAATCCAAGCAGCATTGGCCGACACATAGATGTTCAGTTGCTTGCACAGAAATTCGTTCAAGCTGGCGGGTTTGGCTGATGCTTCCTCTGCCATATGCTGAATATGCTCTTTGGTCACCGAAATACCAAGCATGGGATTGGCTTTGCCCCATACGTCAGGATTTGACCATTCGTCACCGGGGTCGATGCCATACAGCAGACCAAACCAGCGGAAGTTGTCAGGAGCCGCCCCACGCAGCACAGAGCGCAAATGGCTCAAGTCTTCATAGAACTTGGTGTCTTTGGTGAAGCTGGCCGTGGTCAGATACATCCTCAACGGGTTTTTACGCGCACCCATACCAGAGTGCAAAACCTCAATTGAGCCTCTTTCCACAATCTGAGCCGCCTCATCAATCATGGCAACAGATGGGTTCTTACCGTCACCTGTCTTGCGGTTTTCCCGAGACAGGGCGCGATAGGTAGAAGTCGAGTCGCCAGCCTTCTTCAGTTCATTCCGATACACAATGAACTTGGCCTGAAACTCTTGCTTCATGGCTTCAATGATTGCCTTGGATGAGTCAAAGCAAATGGTCGCCTGTTCTCGGTTGGTCGCCAGCGTGAAGACTTCAGCACCAGCATCACCAAACTGGAGTTCATATAGCGACACAATAGAAGCAAGGGTTGTCTTGCCCGACTTGCGCGGCACGAACAGAATTACGTCCGTCACCCACCGAGTAGTGACATCACCCTTGGCCCGAAAACCGTAGACCCCTGCCAACCAAAGAACTTGGAATGGCTCCAGTTCAATTACTTTGCCAGCGTCAGGGCCTTTGACATGCTTACAGAACTTGACGAACCGGAGGATGTGTTCGACCTTTTCGGCCACAAACTCATAGGGCGCATCCTTGCGCTCAACCATATCGAGGAATCGCTGGCAAGCCAGTCTTACATCCTCACATGCCTGAATATCGCCCCGAGTTACACCTGCCGCATAGTGGAAGGCAGACTCAAGCTGAGGCGAATAATTCATCTACGTCACTTACCTTGTTCGTAAACTTTGGACGGCCACGGGCGACCAGTGCCAATTCAGCCAGAATCTTGACAGCCTTATCCAGCGACTCGGTGCGAATCTTGTACCAAGCACTTGGTGCTTCGCCACTGTTGTATTGATACAAATGGCCTTCAGTCTGGATATTAATGTGGGCTGTCAAAAAGCTGTCCACCGTAATAACCAAGATTCCAATCAGCAATTCGTCTGATGCCGTCAATGGGCCAGTCGAACCTTCGACTTCGTTACGGATGGCCGTTTCAAAAGTCGCTGCGTCCCAAGTG